GGGGTCGCCGGCGCATGGGGATGCCGATCGGAGTAAGTGACTGACTCGACGCTCACGCGGGCACCTGGACGGCGTCCTGGTGCGCGGCCTGCTCTCGGTCGATCTGCGCCTGGATCGCCGCGGCCACCTCGACACGGCCCTGCTGCTGCTCGAAGCGCAGCACCTTGTGGAGGTCGTGGCCCATGCGGACGAGTGTCTCGATCAACTGCTCGAGCGACCCGCCGAAGGAAAAGTAGTTCGGCCACGGAGGCTCGACCGGAGCCTCGACCAACTGGCGGAAGTCCGGGTGCCGCTCCGCACGTTCGGACAGCTTCGCCTCGACGAAAGTCTTGAAGTCGTGGACGTCGCCACGGTCGTCCATGATCGTCCGGCCCGACCAACCCTCGCGGATCGACGCCTCCTCCGTGTCGAACACGGAGACGCGCTGCAGCAGCGGTGCGGGCGTCACCTCGTCCACGAGCACCGTCTGACCGGGAAGCTTGTCGCCCCACTCGCGGCGCACGAACTCCAGATCCTCGTCGGAGACGTCGTCCTGCGTGAAGTGGGCGGTGTAGCCGGGGCGGTCGGTGATGACCGCACCGTAGGGGGTCGGGTGCGACTTCTCGTCGATGATCCCGACCGCGAACTTTGCGCTGATGCTGACGAATCTCACGTTCGGCCTCCTTCGGCTGTTCCGGCTGACAGTATCGGGGGAGAGGCGCAGCCGGACGCCCCTCCCCCGATTTCGTTCACCCGGTGATGCCGTACTGGATCCCGTGGGATGCCTCGTTCCGGAACTCCCAGGTGCATTCGGTCAGGTACTCCTCGGAGACACGGTCGCCTCCGGGATGCTGGCGCGGCGTGAGCAGCGCAGTGTCCGCACCCGTGAACGGGCGGTAGCGGATCCGGCCGTGGTCGAGCCAGAAGATCCAGCCGCCGAACTGCTTCAGCGTCGTCGGGAAGTCGTTCCAGTCCTTCTTCACGACGATCGGGATCTCGTAGCCGTACACGCCGGACATGAACGCGTCGACCTTCAGACCCGCGACGTTCTGCGGGTCTGCCCGCCAGGCCGTGCCCTGCCCGCCGCGGTTGAACTTCGACACGGCCTGCGCCGCGATCGGTGCCATGTACCCGACCACGTTGCGGGACGCGTGCTGAAGCGCCGTGCGGAGGAACGTGTCGATGCCGTCGACCGTGATCGCCCCGGCGACATCGGTGCGGTTCGTGACGATGAACTCATCCGCGCCCCCGGCGAAGCCGACAGGCTCCCCCGTGTTCGGGTCGGTCATCGAGTCACGAGCGCCCCAGAAGCCGGAGTACTCGATCGCCCGCTTGTGCTCGACGAGCTTGTTCGCCGACTCCTGATCCGGCTCGGAGCGGCCGTAGTAGTTCACACCTCGAGCCGTGCGACTGAAGGTGTAGCCGTGCCTGAAGATCTGGGTGTAGTTGTACCCGAGGGTCGCCGTGAGGATGGCGGTCGTCGGGAAGTCTGCACCCTGCGGGGATGCGTTCGAGACGATCAGGAACGTGTCGCCGACGGCCCCCGCTGCCCCCGCGACTGCGCCGACGGAACGAACGACGGTCAGAGTGTCCGTCGAGACGGCTGTGACGTACACGCTCTCGCGGGTCGCCATGTTCTTCAACGTGTCGCCGACACGGACACGATCCCCGTGCCCGGCCGACAGGACGATGGTCGTCGCGACGTTCGTGTAGATCGCCGAGTTCGTCGCCAGCCGGGGGAACCAGTCCTGCTCGCGCCAGTTGATCTTCTCGCGAGTGGCCGTCCCCTTGGCCGTCTTCATCGTGTACGTCGAGAACTGCGACTCGTCCTCGTCGGCCATCGACACCTCTTCACGCATGTCGATGACCATCGAGTCCGCGAGGACTTCCGTCGTGGAAACGGTGCCCTTCTGGATTGTCACCGGATTTCTCCTTCGAGACGAGTGTGGTCGGTTGTCTCGGAGGGGAGGGGGTTGGCCTACTCCTCTGTGAGGAGAGGGATGCCCGCCCGCTCGCGAATCCCGTTCCGCCTTCGGAGCACCGCCTGCTCGGCCTCGCTGAGAGGGGTACGAGTAGCCGTTGCCTCGGAGGAGGAGACTGTTGCCGCGATCTTAGCGGCATCCCCGGACACACGTCTACGCTCGCGCTCGGTTCTCGTCGTCGCGGCCCGCCTCGGAGTCACCTTCGTAGCGACAGCCGTTCGGTACAGATACTCCCAAGCGCGCTCCTGCCCGGCGCGGTCACCAGTCGCAAGCTCGCGCAGCCAGGAGCGCGTGTCGTCGTCGAGGCTCTTGGCGACACGATCCATCTCCGCGCCCATCTCGCCGAAGTCCGGATGACGCCGGGCGACAGCGTCGTACGCCGCCTGGTCGGACTCGCCCTGCGGCGGCTTGCTCGCGTCGTCGACCACGGGTTTGACGGCGGCAATGGCCTGCTGCGTCGCGACCTGGCGCTGCACCTCGTTGTTGAAGCGGATCGCCTCGGCGCGCTCGGAGGGATCGTCTGACTCGATCCAGCGCCCGATGTAGATGTCGTAGCCTTCCGCGCCGCCGCGCTCGAGAGCGGCCATCGCGCCCTGGACACCCGCCCCGGCCTCGACCTGTTCCGCGGCCCACTCGTTCCAGGCCTCGACGTCGAGTTGCGGCTTGTCGGCGGTGGCGGGAACATCGGTTGTCGTTGGCTGCTCGGGCTGCTTGTTCTTCGCCTCGTCGAGTTCGCGGTAGAGGCGAATGATCGTCGCGTCCTTCTCGCGGATCCCCGTCTCGGCGTCCTCGATGGTCTTGTAGCGCCCGAGCACGAACTCGTCGGCGTCCTCGGCCTCCGGCTCGTCACCTTCTTCCGGCTCGTCTTCGTCCGCCGAAGTGTCCGGTTCTGCGTCCTCGGAATCCGGCTCTACGACAGGCTCGTCGTCCAACTCACCGGACTCAGTGTCCGGTTCGGTGTCCGCTTCGATGTCCGGCTCTGTGGTCGGCTCGTCTTCCGCCTCGGCCTGCTCCAGCGCCGCGTCCCTCTTGGCTGCGATCCGCTGTCCCAGGTCGGACAGGTCTGGCGTGTCGAGTGGCCCGAGGCCACCCTCCTCTGGTTCAGTCGCCCGGCTGCTCATAGCTCCAGTAGTCCTCCTCCGGCTCGGTTTCCTGCCTCGCTCCCTGCTCGAACCTCTGCAATCTACGCGCGGCCTCGGAGGGAACGTCCGTTGTCGCGTACTTCATCCCCATGATGATGCCGCGGTTATAGTCGATCAGACGCTGATTGAGAGGCTCCGTCGGCCCCGGCGCGAGCAGCCACTTCAGCAACTGCTCGGACATGTCCTCGGCACGCTTCTCGCACTGGGCCTTCAACACCTTGAACGCCTCGACCTCGGCAAGCAGCGCGAGTTGCTCTGTGCGGTGACGGAGCGCGCGTTCGCTCTCTTCGCTCATGGCGTTGCCCTACCCAGAATCGCTCCAATGATGAGCGCGCCGAGCACGACGACAACCCACATCGAGTTCATACGCTCCTGCCTGCGCCGTTCTTCGCGAGCGCCTGCTGCATCGGCGCTGCCGCCGACATCGACACGGGCGAAGACGGCGCTGTCGGCCCGGCGGCAAGCGACGAGTTCGTGATCCCCCCGGTGTCGAGTTGTCCGCTCGCGTTCTGCTGCGCGGTGTCGGCCTGCTGGGGCGTTCCCATGCCACCCTGTGGCTGCTGCTGCCCCTGCGCGGGCTTCTGCATGAAGTACGTCGCCTTGTCGGTGATCCCGTACGAGTCGAGATGCTTCTCCCAGAAGCGGCGCAGGTTCAGCGGATCCCCGGTCTGGCCCATCACGCCAGCAGACTGGATCGCCTCGGTCAGCAACGCGCCCGACTCAGCGCGACGCTCCTGGCGAAGCATCGAGTCTCCGGTCACCTCGAGTTCGACGTCGAAGATCCCCTCGATGTCCTGCCAGCCGACATCCATGAAGTGCCGCTCGCCTTCCGCGCCGAACACCTGAACCAGGCGGTCTTCCTGAATGAACTGCTGGTCGAGTTCGAGGAACATCTGCCCGACCTGGGAGTACATGCGCTGATGCATTCCCTTCCGCCGGGCGAGGATCGCCTGGGCGATGTTCGTCACGATCGAGACGCCCGTTGCCGTGTCGGTCGGCAGGTTCTGAGACTGCGCGGATCCGGTGAACGGAAGCCCGCCCATCACGTTCTGGATGTCGCCGCGAAGCAGGCCTTCGGACTGGAGCGTCGACTGCGCCGCGGCTGCTGCCGCGCTCATGTCGAGCGTCTGCACCGCTTCCTTGTACGGGATGATCCACTGCGCCTCCGGCGCGAACTCGTACTGCTCGGGGTCGTCGACATCGCCGACGATCATCGTGATCACCGAGGCGGCAACCTTCGTCGCGTCGATCCGCGTGTTCATCAGCGTCCAGAGAAGCTCCTGCATCGACGCGAGTCCTTCGATCACGGAGACGCCGGGGATCTGGAAGAGGTCGGGGATCGCGCTGCAGACGACGAACGGCTTGCGCCCGTGCGCGAACGGGTTCGGCGCGTGACGGAGCAGCACGGATCCGTTGGCGATCGTCGTGACGAACTCGTCCGTCCAGTGCTCGACGATCTCGACAAGCCCCCGTGTCCGGTCGACGTTGCGGAGCCTGCGCTCGCGCCCGCGCTCCGGGTCGGTGGAGGCGTTCGACTCGTCGTAGCGCGTCTCCTTGACGAACTTGACGTTCTTGTAGATCTTCATCTCTTCCATGCGCTCGAGCGTCTTGTAGGTGACGTACGTCCGGTCGATCACCCACGGTGAAGACTCCAGCGACTTCGCCGACTCCGGGTACATCCAATCGCGCACGTCCCTGACCTCGAGCGTCGGGTCGTCACGGATCCGGCGCACCTCCTCAAACTGGTCGAGCTTGCGCGCAATGTCGATCGTGCCGCCCGCCTCGTCGTAGATCGGCGATGCCGTCTCGTCGAAGTAGCGGCGCTTGATGTCCTGCGTCAGCCAGAAGACCTTCCCGACAGTCAGCCCGGCGATCAGATCCTGGTGCGCGAGCGTGCCTCCCTTGAAGCCGAAGTCGTCGATCCGCATCTGGTGCGTGAGCAGGTAGGACGACATCTGTGCGTTCCGCGAGTAGGCGATAGCCTCATCCATCTCCATGTCGGGGATCGCCCGCGGGTGAACATTCCAGATCGGGTTCTCCTCCTGAATCGAGGAGAGCATGCCCTCGACGATGTTGATCAGGTAGGGCGGATGCTGCTGCGATCTCCAGCCCGTCGACTGCGGCTGGTTCTCGGGCAGCATGCCGCGCCACGCCTCGTAGCGCCGTTCGACCTTGCGCGCGAACTCGTTGTGCCAGCGCTTCCCCTCGGTCACGCAGTCGAGCACGGTGCGGATCAGTTTCTGATCGCGGTCGTTCGGGCTGTACTGCGGCGGTGTCTTAGGCACTGAGCGCCTTGCGGAGCGTGCGCGGGTTCAGGTTGCCCTGCATCGCCCCGTCGGCGTCCGCCTGATCCTTCGCGAGCAACTGCTGGAGTTGAGTCGTCACCTTCTGCATGAGGAGTTTGTCCTCCTCGTCCGGCTCTACCTGAAGGTACTGGGACGCGAGGTCGAGCATGTTCGAGACGATCGCGACAGGGTCGCCCTGACCTTGATCTCCTGTTGCCGGAGGTGCCTGTTGCGGCCCTCCTCCGAGCATTGCCGCCAAGTCGGGCGGGGGGCCGGGGGCTGCGCGGCCCTGCATCAGATCCATTGCCACTACGACTTCACCTCCCAGGGACGCTGTTGATTCTTCCAGCGGCTGCGGCTGGACTTGCGCTTCCGCTTCTTCTCATGATGACCGAACTGGCGGTAGAGGTCCAACGATCCGGCAGCGGCCATGACCCGGTCGTCGTTGCAGCCCTCGAGGGCGCGAGGAGACGGACGGGTGGTGCGCTTCGAGAACGTGCGAAGCTCGGAGTCGAGATCAGGTGTGATCCATGGGCATGTCTCGTCGCGGATCCACTGCTCCAGTTGGTTGATCAGGAGCGGCCTGGTGGCCCCGTTGACGGGGTAGCCGAACGCGTCGCGATCTTCCGGGTCGATCGTCTCCTCGGTGCCGACCGAGTGGCGGTACATGTTCGCGTACGGCTTCCGGCCTTTGACCGTGGTTCGCATCGTGATCACCGTCACGCGCCCGTATCCGCCCTGTGTCTCGACGGCGACTTTCGCGTCGTTGTACCAGCGTCCCGCGTAGTACAACTGCACGCCGAACGCGTCCTCGTCGAGCTTGCCGTGGAACTCGGCGACCCACTTGCCGTTGTGGAGATCGATGACGTACGCAGCCGAGAAGTCGTCGCCGGAGCCTGTCGCCGGGTCGGCGGCGATGCCGTACTTGCGACCCTCCTGTGGCTCGACGTACACGCGCCAGTAGCCGTCGGGACGTTTGACGATCGACGCGGCCTTGTGCGTCTCGACGAACGAGAAGCGGTACAGGCGTTCCCAACCTCGCTCGCGCCACTTCTTCTGGTAGGCGTTCAGCTTGTCGAGGTCGAACCAGCAGCGGCCCGTCCCGATGAACCCCTCTTCGGGCGTGCGCGGGTATTGCTCGGCGCGGTCGGATGCCGGGAGCCTGACGGCGTTGTTCCGGTACCAGTTCTCGTCGCGGTTCGGGTGGACGAAGACTCCGTGGAAGCGCCTGTTGATCCGCATCGACTCGGCGTTGACCCACAGGTAGTGAAAGAAGTTGCCCTGCGCCTCCCCCTCCCCGTCCTCGGTTGAAATCCCGTTCGCGGTCGAGATGATGATCGCCTTGCCGCCGCCGTCGATCACCGGGAACACCGCTTTCCACGACTCGCGCGCGAACTCCTGGCGTGCCTGCTCGTCGAGGATGACCAGAGCGGCAGTCTCGCCGTGACCAGCCTTCGATGTCGACGGGAGAGCGAGGATCACGGACTTCCTCCCGTCCGGATGCCGGAACTCGATCTCCTGAGACGGGTCACCGCCGCGCGCAGGCTTCGTAATCGTGGAAACCGACGCATTCCGTGCATAATTGGGGATCGATGACAAAGACCGGGTCGCCCGCCGAGATTGCGTTGTTTGGGCATTCGGGCTCGCACGCGCCGCAGTTGAT